TTCGTATCCATGATCCAGAACTTCTATAATACGTGTACGCGCTGTAGTTTGCCCTTTTTCCTCCACATATTCTACTCTTGCCTTGATATTTGCACCGCATTTAAATTGGACGCGCTCGGGTTGAATCGTGCGCATCGCGACGCGCTTGGCCTTAAGGCAGTCGCTCATTGATTTTTGATATGTGTGCTCGACTAACTCTCCGTTCATAAAGAGACAAAGTGCTACGCATATAATTACTTCTTCCATTAGTGAGTACCTCCATTACTAAATTCTCTTTGTTTATCTTTTAATTTTTCTACGTCTTTCATTAGTTTGTCAACAGCTTTTTCTAAAGCATCAATATTAACTTCATTGTGTAACATTGAATCAATTCTTAACTGTTGTTTATCAGTTTGTTTATATAATTCTTCGATCAGCATAAATTGTTCTGAATCGGCCGGAAGCGCCCCTACAGTAACCCCCTCGGCCACTTGATACGGAATTCCGTATTTTCGACCAAATCTTTTTCCATTATTTTTAATTGTGTTGAGTGTTGATTTAATTTTTCCTGAATAGAAAAGAACGCCCAGGTCCCGATCGCAACCATCGCGATGAGTGAACCTACCGTCTTCATAGGCATTTGAACTTTAGCTTCGTCTGATATTGTTAAAGGTTGTTTAGACATTTACTTCCTTTGGAAAATAAGGTGTATAACCTTTGTGTTTTGCTTCTTCATCATCTTCACCTAATAACCCTCTTACTTCAGGAACATAGTGTATAAGTAATCTTTCTACGCCTTCGTGAAGAGTTTTCTTACTCATAGCGCAGCCTGAACAGGCTCCAGCCATTTGGAGTCTTACAATACCTTGATCGTAAGAAAGAAAATTAATTTCTCCTCCGTGCGTTGCAACATTATCTTTTACTTTAGTTTCTAATGTAGCTTTGATATCTTTAATGATGTCTTCTGTGCTTCTTGCTTTTCCTAGTTCCATTTTAAATACACTCCAAATAATGTATATAATATAAATATGAGATTGCTGCAATAATTAGTAGTCTATAGGTAAAAATCATGGTTAATCGTCCTCCTGTGGGCGCACCTTGCCGAAAACAATGGTGTAATTTAATTTAGTGTTATCTTCTAGGTCCTCACCACTCTGGAATGGTTTTGTAGAGATCCCAATTTTATGTTTTATATTTTCACATCCAACTAAAAGTAAAAGCACCAATGCCAGGCCAATTATCAAAGCCTGTACGCCCTTCTCAGTCGTTTGTTTTCTTCTTCTTACGTTTCTTCTTGCCCTTAAAAGCTTTGCTGTTCTGAATTTCATTTTCAATCCCCGATACTTTTTCTTTAAGGACTGCAACATCCGACTTAAGCCCGACTGTTGTCGTGAGACTCCACCCAGAGAGGGCGATGAGAATAGCCAAGAGTGCAGCAATAATTTTATCATTCATATTAATTACAGTTATCTTTACTTAAGTCCACTGGCACTTCTTTAGTAAACCATACATAAGATGAAATCTTTGTTCCATCTTGAGTATAGGTACATTTTTGTCCGAGCGAACAGGCGCTTAGAGCAAACAATGCTACTATTAAAAACAGTTTATTCATGATTCTCCTTGTTATTGACATGATTCACATTCTCCTGTGTCATCTACAACAGCAGTGTCTTCCTTATTACATCCACAATTCATACAAGTACATGCTCCATAAACATCTCCATGTTCTTTTTTACTGCAGTGACAATCACAATTACAATTTTTACATTTACTCATTTTTTTCCTCGATATCGTAGAAGAATTTATCCGTATCTTCCGTTTTCCATTTGCCAGTATCTTCTACATTCCACTCTGAAGTCTGGACTTTCCAATCGTATGGAACTTCATCTTTAACAGTAAAAGAGGGAATATTCCATATTAATCTATTATTTGGTTGAGCTGCATAATTGCCATCTTCCAACGCTATTATGTGAGCGCACTTATGTTCGTGCGGTATTTCAGAATGATCCGTATCTACTATATTACTCTCTGGATGTGCCCAGTCAACTGTAAAAAGATAGGCACCAGGATGCCATTTTTTGTCTTTCCCAATATATTTACCTGACTGTCCATCTAGGATATCAAAAGAAGTAACGCTAGGATAGTAACTAAAGCAATTCCACAGCTCCAGCTCATCAAGTCTATATCTAGGAACTTCTTTTGCGTCATAGCCTCTTTGAATAAAAGAGGATATCGGCAACCGATAGAATACAGCACCGTTTTCCATAATTGCATGAAAGAGTATCGGACGCCCTGTAATCGATGCCAGACCAAATATAATGCAGTCTTCCACTTCTCCATGATGTTCTTTAAGATCATAGAGATATTCTCTCCTGATCTGTGAATACATCACAGGAATGTTTACATTTAAATAGGCCATGCATAAATTAGTTGATTAAAAAATATATAGCAATGATTACTACCACGACGGCGACCGCTGCTTTTGGATGCGCCTGTGCTAGTGCCCATACTTGTTTTAGTTTGTTCATAATTTTCTCCTATTTTTTTTTTATTGTACCCCAGTTTTTACCCTTTTTATAGTTAACTTTATTTTTAACTTCAAGAGTAATAGCCTTTTCCATTATTTCCTTTACAATTGTAGCCTCTTTATCATTTTTTATAGACAGACACAACTCATCATGTATTTGTATCTGTGGTAAAATCCCATTTTCATATAAATTTACCATTGCTTTTTTAGTCATATCGGCTGCGCCACCTTGAATTAGTCTATTTAAAGCTTTGTAGGTAAAGGCGGGTTTATAATAATTGTCAAAGTTCTTCATATAATCATCAGCAATATGGTCTTTAAATTTATCTAATAATTCAGATTTAAAATCTTTTTCCGCATTTTCTTTTGTTAATATTGGAACTGGTTCATATCTATTAAGTGTATTATTCCATTCTCGATTCCGTGTTTCCCATTTGTTAAATCGACAGAACCTATCTTCCAGTGTAAACAGTAATTTATGTTCTTCTGCAAACTCAATTAAATCTTGGGATAGTTGTTTTACAAAAGGTACCGTGGCATGATAGGTAGCAAATAATTTATTAGCTTCGTCTTTCGTAAGGTTTAATTCTTTTTGTAATTTTATTTTACCCATTCCATAGAAGAGTCCTAGGTTGATGGTCTTGGCCGTGATCCGTGGTATGTTAGCCATGTCTGCTACGATCTGGTGAAAGTCTGCGTCGTCCTTGTTAAATTCCTCTTGTAATGTATTTGTTCCGGGTAAGCCTAGCTTTAATGCGTAATGCACAACTATCCGTGGTTCTTGTTGGCTGTAATCAAATGATCCCCAAACACACCCATCATCAGGAATAAATAATTCCCGCATCCATTTACCAACCATACCTTTTGCTGGAATCTGTTGTAAGTTAGGATTAGACATAGAAAATCTCCCAGTAACTGTTCCACCTTGGTCTGATCTAATTTGATTTATATCTGCATGGATTCTACCATTATGTACAAATCCTAATAAACCTTCGATAAAAGTATTTTTACCTTTGTCACATTCTCTTGCTTTTACAATCATCCGCAGAAATCTATTGGTATGAGTTTTTAAATAATTTTTGGGAAGTTGTGGTAGTCCAGATTTAGGAGTCTTTTTATAATCTGTAATCTTCTGGTGATCTAATAATTTTTTAATAGAGGAAGCCGCCCATATCTGTATGTCAAGGTTAGTATGTTTTTTAATAATTTTAAGTAAGTTATCTCTACGTTTATCTAGCCATTTTCCAAGAGTCTTTGCTTTTTCGACATCTATTTTAACTCCTTTAAATTTCATGTCAACAAGACAAGGAAATAATCTAGTTTCTAATTGAAATATTTTTCTACATGTTTTTGATTCTTTACTTCCATCTTCTTTATCTTTTGTGTATAATACTTTGTCCAAATATTTTGTGTCAAATAATTCCCACAGTTTTAAAGTTAAATTTACATCTTGTTTTGCATAGTCTTTTACTAAATGGTAAGGAAGTTTGTGCATGTTAGTCATAGGGTCTTTTATGGTTCCATTAGACCAGTCTAAAACTTTAGCTGTTAAATCATATTTATATTTAGATTCTTTTAAATAATCTTTACTAATTGAATCCAAAGAATATTTCATTCTTGTTTCGTCAATTACAGAAGCTGCGATCATAGTGTCGAGCAATGGTCCTTGTGGCATCTCTCCAGTTGCCGATCTAATCCAGCAGACGTCGTACATGGCATTGTGAAAAACCTTGCGCAAACCCTTGTTTTTAAACACTTTTTCGTTCAAATAGTCCCATGTTTCTTTAGTGTTTAAATTATCTGTCATGTTATGTGCAATAGGAAAATAGAGAGACTTCTTCTTGGTAGCAATTGCTATGCCGCAAACAAAACCATCTTTTCTAACCGCTCCTAATCCTTTTGTTTTTAAATTAGGATCATATGTTTCTAAGTCAATTGCAACGGTATCTATGCCTGTTAAATCTAGATCCGTTAATTGTGGAACTTCACACATTATTTTTCTTCCATTTGTTATAACCTTTAATCCATTCGGTGGATTTCCGTTCTTTCTTTTCTTCTGTATAATCTCTTTCAATAATCATTTCAATAAAGTGAATTGCTTTTTCTAAATCTTGTCTTTTTCCTTTCAATCTGTGTCTCAAGATATATTTTATAACGCATCCCTCAGGATATAGCAACTCATTTTCAATTACAAATTTACTCGGCTGAATTTTAAAATTCTGATAATGTGATCCTCCGATTTGTTTATCGTATGGTTTGTTCTTCATATTTCCTTTCTTTGAAATAATTTATGTATTAATCTATTTATTCTAACATCTCTTTTACCTATTGCCCCAATAGGTAAGTTTTTCATACATTGTAATTTATCTATACGATCTAATATATATGGTTTTATTTTTCTAAATTTCATATTCCTAAATGTAGATATATCCATAACGCTGTGAATAAAGCCACTGTTATTAAATCCATTTTAGCTGTCATATTTATCTTCTCCCTAATGTTGTTTTATATTTTCCTGGGCTTTTTGCTAAAGTCCAGTAGTCAAAAACTCCTCTACTGTATGCTGTGTAGGCGAGTCTTAATTGAGTATACCAATCTTCTCTTCGTGTCATTGTTTCGTCTACAATAACATTATCAAATGTTAGGCCCTTGACTTCATGAATATTTCCATATTTGATTTGAATCTTTTTATCAAAATCAAAACCTTTTGCTAAAACTTTTTTAATATAGAGTAATTTTTCCTTTGTAGTTTTAGAAGGAATCCTGACTAAATCAAAATCTTTATACTGTTTAGCTTCCTCTTTAAAAACTTTTTTTTGTATCAATTCATCAATTGTGTAATCTTTGTTAACCCAATCATCAAAATTTAATACTTCTCCTTTTTTTAATCTAACTTTAACTGTACTTCCTGCGTACTCACAGAAATGTTTTACCTGAGTACGGCTCATTGGTATACCTTTTATAAAGTCGGGCCATAGATGATGAGCTCTTAATTCCTTTTTGGATACATGAGCTGAATTTTTAACATGGGCATACTCTAATCCATGGGAATCAAAGAATTTTTTACAACGAATATCTCCTGGAGTTCCTCTATATGTAAATAAAAATGTTTGATTAGTGTTTTTTATTTTATCTAATAAAATATCTAAATGACTAGAACCTTCTAAGTTGGATAAATAATATCCATTGCCTTTAATAACTTCCCCTATATGACCCATATTATGTTTCGCTGTGTACTTGGCCGGCGTCCACGTCCTATGAGACCCATAATGGTTCCAGATAGGCATAATAATTTCTTTGCATTTTTTATTTATAGCTTCGCTACATCGTAAGCCTTCTTTTAATTCTTTATAAGGATGAGCAGCTAATTTGTGATATTTGTCTGCATCTGATCCTGCGTATTCAAATAAGGTTTGGTCCGCATCTCCCACTAAATAATAGTGACCCTCTTTTACATTGGAGGCCATTTTTTCAATAGCTTTGCTTTGAGGAACATTACTGTCCTGACATTCGTCTATAATGACTGCATCAATATCAGGTTCCCTAACATCTGGATGATTAAAATCTTCAATCATATCTGTGTAATCACATTTATTATTATCTTTTTTGTATTTTTCATATATGGGAAGAAGCTCTTTAATTAATTCAATACGATAAGGCTTATAAGAAGATTTATCACATACTCTCCAGTACTCATCATAAGTCTTACCTCGTCCTTTAGCATCTGATCTAAATTTATATAGAGTGTGTTTGTCGACATCTGTTGAGGAATCTCTACCAAATAATCTATTTTGTATAATTAAATTCTTATGGTCTTCGTATTCAAATTTGTCTTTATGTAATAATCTATTTTTACAATAACGATGTATGGTGCATATTTTATATTTCATAGATTTTTGGGTAAAGCCTCTTTCTTTCATTATAGGTAATGCTAAAATTGCATCTCTAATTTGATTAGCAGCTACCTTTGTATGAGAAAGAATAATTATTTTGTCTGGATGGTATTTAAGTAATAACTCTGGATAAAGCTCTTCAACAATATAAGTGTGAGTTTTACCCGTACCTGGAGGACCTGCAATAAATCTAGGCTCTATCTTTTTCAAAATCTATTGCCTCCGGTTCTTCAGTGAAGTCCCCTTCTAAAACTATATCTTCATTTTCAATGTCGGGTTTATCTATTCTCCAAGAGACAAGAGATTTTCCCTTGTAATGTCCCTTTATCCGCTTCGCTTTTAATATACCTTGAACACTTAATACTAAATCAACTCTTTTTAAATTTACTTTTTGACTTTGTAAATAATCTTCAAATTTATTTAATTTAAATTCTAAATAATTCTTGGATTTATTAAACCAAGGTAAATCATAAGTAAATAATTCTTTTTTATCGGTAAAAGCTTTCTCTTGTTTAATGTAATTAGTAAAATGTTTTATGAAGACTAAATCCTCATTAGCTTCTTCTACGTAGTCTTTTGATTTTGTTCTTCCGTTAAATTTCATTTCCATTATTGCATCAAACTCTTTATTTTTCAAATCAGGAAGCCAAGCTTGTCCTTTTTCCATAGCCGCATCATAAAATGCTTTTTTATTTCTGAACGTTGGCCCGTCTACTTTAATTATTTTTGTAAATGGTTTTCCTTGGAACGTTCCTCTAACCGGTACGAGATATCTATCATGCCCATACTCAACAATGTCTCCAATAGCTTCATCTGCAATTATTTTAACATCGGCTAAAGATTTGTCTTCTGCCCCAACCCAACTAAATAAATGTGCAATTGTTTTTACTTCACACTCAAGTATTTCAGCAAGTTTAGGCATTCCAAAATTTCTATTTGCCACTCTCCCTGTTGTGCCTTTAGACTGTCTACTTTCAGCTTCGTCATCATTAGCTGCTACTGCAATATTATAAATAAAATCATTAATTTCGTCATCCTTCCAGTTAGTTTGCTTAACTAACACTCCCGCTATCGCGGTACAATATTCATCTCTTGAACCTTTGGGTGCATACAAAATACAAAGTGCTGTGGATAAGGCGATTTTTCTTATGTCCTTATTTAAATCTCCTGAGTATTCTTTTATATTAGTATAGTGCTCCCATTGTACATGTTCGGGATTTTTGCTATGTAAAGATCCAGGTACGATGGTGTAATAGGGACGTCCACTTCTTATTTCACACAGTGTTGCTCCATGAGGAGCGTTTTCATAATATTTTATTAAATCTTTTGGTAAAGAAAAAGCTGCTTTTTCTAATTGACCTTTCCACCAATAATGACTTGTAGGATTACTAGGTCTACCTGATATAGCTTCACAACTTATTATATATTTATCTACAAATCTTTTAGCAATTCTATTATCAATATCTAAATCAATTACTCCGTCTAGTCTTAATGCAATTTCGCAATCTGAATATTTCTGTTTCCATTCTTCTTTGGTTATTTTTAACTCCGGACTTGACCATGATTTTATTTCAGGTGTACCGTGTTTACATGGAATGATAGTATAACCAAGATCATACCAATCCTCATAAGTGGTCGGACCACTATTAATTTTTTTCTCATCAATCATAATTTTTATGGGCGGTTTCACTCTCGCTCTACCGCCCACTCCCCAGGAACTATAAATTGATTGTTTTTTTAAGTGCTTCTTGGTTTTCAGGTTTAACTTTCACTTCACCTCTGCTGTTTTTTTCAGCAAAGCCTTTAGCGATCGTATAAATTCCTTTATCCGTAACCGGTCCAACTTTAGACACATCCCATCCAAACCATGTTCCTTTGTCATTCGACATTTGAACAGTTTTTAGATTATAAATGTGGCTGTATGTTGGCGGTGTGAATAAGCCATTTTTACCTTGTAGC